AATATGCTAATATTAGAGACATATGCCCAAGGTTGTTGTATTGGATAAGAGAGGTGATAAAATGACTAAGGAAGAATTACTGGTTAAGCTAACCGACATAGAGATTGGATTAGCTGATAACTACAATCATTTGCCACATGATAGTTTTACCCGCGATAAAGTCGCTACAGCGATTGACAGTTTGATTAAACTGATTAGTGATGTAGCGTTAGGCAAATTGGAAGATTAAAAAGAGGGCTAACGCCCTCTTTTTATTTTATCGGCGTTAAGGTTATTGAGCCGTCTGAATCATATATTTGAACATCAATATTAGTACCTGTAGAAATACCTACTTTTGTTGTCGTTGAATAATACTTAGCTGGCAGCATTGGTACAGGTTGACTTGCATAAATCGGGACAAATGTTGATACATCTTCGTCTTGTTTATTGTATAATGGTAGTCTCAGCAACATTATAGGCGTACTAAAATTTACATTTTCCGGCAATGTTAAGTCTGAGCTGCCGTCCCATTCTAAAACGGCATTATAGTTATTTTGGTTGTCTGATATTACTGCAATATTTTTGAAAGCAGCTACTTTGTCGTCAACATATTTTTTATTAGCTGCGTCATAGTCTTTTTCCGGATTAGTAAACATATGGTGCCAATCTGGGTTTATAGACATCGTCCAGTTATCAAAACTAATAGTTATTATAACGTCGGCGTATGCATTTTGATTATTAGCAAATATTTTAGCCTGTCCTACAGCACTTGTAGCGGTGCCATTATTATCATGTTGGACAGCTAAACTTGCATAGTTATCTGTACCGGTTTTAGCTGGCAATTTCACATTAATAAATGCTGCTTTTTTAAAATTATTTTGCACATCAGCTGTCACTCCATAATCAGTAAGTGTTATTTCTTGATTATAATTGGTTGGGTAAGTCCATAGTTTTATTGTATTAATTAAGTTATTGTCGATATAGTTATACACTTTATCATCAACATATTTTTTCGTGGCTGCGTCAGTACCAAAATATGGCGCTTGTAAACCACGGACTCTTAAATTGTTGTTAGTCGCTGAAATAAGGCAATCTTGTGAAGTTTCACGATTGAAAGTAATTCCTGCTGCACCCATATTCATAGAGTAGTTATTAGAATTATTTTCAATATATAGTCCTTGTTTACTCATAAAAAGCTCCACTTCGTTTCCGCCTAAATTCGTGCCTTTTATAGTAAAATATTTAGTTTCCGAATTTTTCCAATTGCTACAATCAACGTTAATAAAGGGCGCCCTGTTCGCTATATCTACGTTGTTCATATCCCAAGTAATTGTTGCTGAATTTGTTTCAGATGTTGCCATTGTTCCGCCCGCTAACGGTAAATATGCACCTGTTTTATCATCAACATATTTTTTCGTTGCTGCGCTATTATTAGCTGTCGGTTCGGGCACTGTGCAATTTGTTAAAACATCTAAACTATCAACGGTTTCATCGCCGGAGATAATCAAGTTTTCTAAATGGTGTGTGCCTGTTCCTGTGCCGTCGACGCGCTTAATATAAGGCAAGTCAACGCTGCCGTCTTTAATGCCGGTTAATTCTAATTTAATGTTATTAACATCTGTTTTGACATTGTTTAAAGCTGTTTCGATTGTAGAGATTAAATTAGATAAGCTGCTGACCGTGGCGTCTAACGCTGTCATCTGTTCCTGCAATTTGTTTGTTAACGACGTGAGAGTAACGATATTTCCCTCTAACGTTTCAACACGTGCTGTTAAGGCTGTGATAGTCGCATTAATTCTGATTTCCAGCGCTTGGTCGGCAGCTTTGCGATTGTCAATTTCTTCATCAAGGTTAGACTGCACAGCATTTACAGCACTAATGCGGGCTGTTTCTTCTTTAGTGATGTTTTCTTGTAAAACATTATCGGCAGCTTTTCGTTCTGTCGTTTCCTGCTCAATCTTGCTTTGCAATTCGTTGTCAGCATTAATTCTTGCCGTTGCTTCCGCACTTAGACTATCTCTTAGCGCGTCCTCGGCGGTCGTGGCTCTGCTTACTTCCTTATCAATGTTGGTTTGCAAAGTCTGCTCGGCTGCTTCTGCTCTTGCTTGCTCTTTATTAATATTTGTTTGCAATACGCGTTCGGCTTCTGTTGCTCTTGCTTCTTCTTTTTCAATATTGCTTTGTAGCAAGGTTTCGGCAGCTTCTGCGCGTTCCTGCTCGGCATTAATGCGCTCGCTTAGTTTGCTATCCTCGGCTTTACGTTCTGTCGTTTCTTTGTCAATATTGGCTTGTAGCGTCTGCTCGGCTGCTTCTGCCCTTGCCTGCTCTTTATCAATATTTTCTTGCAAAACGCGTTCAGCTTCTTTAGCCCTGCTGATTTCAGTATTGAGGTTAGATTCAATTTCGTTTTCTCTGCCCTCTGCCCTTGCCTGTTCAGCTTTAATAGCTTTGTCAAGCAAATCTTCGGCTGCTTCTGCTCTTTGCTGCTCTTTGTCAATATTTTCTTGAAGTACGCGTTCTGCTTCTTCGGCTCGTGCCTGTTCTTTATCAATGTTTTCTTGCAGAACGCCGTCAGCGTTTTTTCTTTCTTCAATCTCCGTGTTTAAATCGTTTCTTAAATCAAGAATATTTTCCTTGTTTAAATAACCCTGCCACATGCAAGCGCCATAATTTTGCACTAATTCAGCTAACTCGCGTTCATAGTCGTTTCTATAATGGCATTTTCTGCTAATATACCAAAACGCGTAAGCGTTAGGCATTTGTTTATCTTCCGGCGTAAATAATAAACTGCCCTTATCCATAGCTCCGGCATTTAATCCCTCGCTGATTTCAACGACTAAATTACAGCCATAGTCTTTTAAAATCTGTGCGCAACGTAAAGAGGTCATACCTTGCTTGTTTTCGTCGTTTTCTTTGCCGGTTACAAAAATCATTACTTCTTGCGTTGTAAAATTCTGCCCTAATAAAACTCGGCTGGACTGGATATTATAATCAGGGATATTTTCATACCATGCGCTATCTGTAATTTCACCGTTTTGTACTAATACACCGGAACAACCCATAGAATTTTCGATACCGTCACTAATCATTCTGTCCGCGGTAACACTGCTAGAATATACTTTCATCTGTCCGGAACGCGTAAAACCGACAGAATACAAGCTGGCTTCCGGGTCACTTGGCAGCGGTGCGCCGTGCCATATAACATTTCCGTACCATCCTTTATCCGTTTTAGGTTGAGCAATAAAAATTTTATCAGCAAGCTCAATTTTACTTGCACTATCTAAGGTTTGCTCAATTTTGCTGTTTGTAGTGTTGTTATAAGCAAAGTGTAACTCTAATCTAATAGGCTCACCCCTACGGTCAACAACCTTTTTGTGAATAATTTTATAGGCTGCGCTTTCTTCAGCACTGTAACCCTCTTCAACATAAACATCACAAGGACCATAATAAGCGCCGTTTTCTTCGGCTTGTTTCTCTAAATTTCTTAGCGTTCTGTAGTTTTCAGCCATGACATGGTTATAGGTATCAATACAAATATTTACTCTGTTGCTTAAATCCTGCATAGCTTCATATAAACTCATGCCTTGTACTACGCTTGGCACCGGCGGTTGAGGGCAAAACGGTGGTTTAGGCGGTGGACAAAAATTAGGTGTATCATGACAATTACAAGGATCGTTCCAATCGGGCATTCCGCATTCCATTTTATTATCGTGCATAAATAATCAGCTCCTTTTATTCATATAAGCCCATAAATAAAGGCTCTAACTCTTCAATAATAAGCATATCAATATTCAAAAATGTGCTTCTAAATTCTTTTAATAGCTGTGAGGGACTAAAACTTCTTCCCTTAATTGTTGTTTTAGTTTGGTTATGCTCTTTTTCTTTTCCGGTTGATACATTAAAATTATCTGTTTTTCCTTGACGTTCGTTCTTTCTTGTTTGGTCATCCTTAGTATTCCCTATTGTTTTAGTGGTTTCACCCTCGGAATAATTTAAATCTTCGGCGTTGCTTCCGTTTTCGTGCCATTCTTTAGTTATGTTTCCGGTAGTATCGGTATTTTGTGTCCCCGTGTTGGTTATTTCTCCGGTTTTAGCTGTATCAATATCAATATCAACAGTACCGGTATTTGCTTTCGTATGGTGTGCTTCGCTTGTGCCAGCAACCGTTACCGTACCGGTATTTTTAACCTCACCTGTAGTATCTTGGTCTACGGTTTGCTTGCCAACATTCTTTTCTGTACTAACTGTTTGTGTGGTTGCGTAACCTGTTGTTTCCACTGTTCCGTCCGGCAGCACTTTTGTTATAATACCTGCTTGTGGGATATCACTAAAAGTTTCAGTTTTATTAACCGTGCTTGTTGTATCTGTTGTGCTATCTAATGTGCCTTTGCTTGTTTCAGTTAAATTATTTGTTGTAACTGTATTGGTTTCGGCGTTTTCGTCCAGCTGTTCGGTTAAATTATTTGTGGTTAAATTGTCTGTGTGAATTGTTTCTGTAGTATCTTGTTTTAAATTATCTGTTCTTAGATTAGTGCCTGTGCTATTTTCTTCGCTATCACCCTGTTTACTATAATTTCCTTTTATACCTTGATTGTGCGTACCTTGTTGTGTATAATCTTGCACTGTGTCTTGATTAGCTGAAAATATATCTGTGCTGCTTTCGCCGGAAAAACCACTATTTTGCGAATTACTGGCATTTTCACTTTCACGCATGAATTTGTTTAACGCTTCTTGGTAGTTATTTGCCAAAGGGTCAAAGACTAATAATTCGCTTTTATACATTTGATTGTAATATGGCATAATTTCCTGCATTTTACGCCCTAAATAAAAGTTAAATCTATCCGGCGTTTCTGCACCAATTTCACGCAAATAAAAATGATTGATTATTTTGTTGTTTAAAACTTGTCTGTAGCTTTCGTCATAAATAGGATAGTCATTTAGGTTTAGAGGATAACCCTGCTCAAACAATGTTCCTAATTCTATAGTAAAATTACTCATCGTTGGTCATATGCTCCCCTTTCAACGTCTGGCACATAATCTGTGGTTGTTGGCATTTCTAAATTCAACCCGCTAAATTCTTGACGGAAGTTTACTTCAATATTTGTGCCAAACATGCGGTTGATTTGTTTAGCTGCTTGACGTCGGGAATTTAACATTACATATCGTTGACTTTCAACGTCTCCTAAATTTGAAATGACTTCATCACTAACCATGCGTTCGCGTTTATCTGTGTTGACATTTTCAACGCCAAAAAAGGTTAACGCTTCGTTCCAGATTTGATGTTTTAAAATATTTAATTTATCTGCAACAAACGGCGCTTGTGTTGGTAAAACCTTGATATTATCTAAATCGAGGTTCTTTGCCCCTAAAATCATAGGTTCGTTGCCGTCATACTTAGCATATAAATTTTTGTAGGTTAATCGCTCGGTTTCGTCACAAACAATAACTAAAGGCGTTTTTTGCCCTTTTACGTTAACGTCAATTGCACGTTCGATTTCATACAAACGGCGTGCAAATAGCGCGATTGTTGTCATTGTAGGCATATGCAAAAAGTTATTATAAATAAGAACACTGTCCTTATTTGATAAAGTCTTTTGATAACCATTTACAGCATAAGCCCGACGCATTGTTGGAATGCGGTAAACATCTAACTGCCCGCCTATCATACACGTTAATGCTAAATCGCCGATTATTTCGTCCCTAAAATATACAGCATAGCCATACTCGCACAATGCTAATTCCAGAAAACGTTCGTCTACAGTGTTCGGTAAACCCTCCCACGCAAAACTATTAATCGCTATTTCTTCTAAACGGTAATAATAATCTAAATATGTCATATTATTAAGCGGTTTAGCTTCAAACTTTTTAGGATTGATATTGACTAACGGATTATATTTTTGCCATTGTTCATTTCTCATTTACTTACCTCCTAAATCGGCGCATTGGATAAGCTATAATTTCCAATATCATTTACATGCCATAAACGTACGCCATTAGAGAATGCCTGTTTTATTATTGCCATGCCCTCTACTGGCACACTTCCTACAATACAAGGATTTGCTAACTGCACATAATTCCAGCTTTCACGCGTTTTTAAGTTTGGCATTTTCAATTCTTCTTTTGCATACCCATACATGTCAAAATACGTGTCAATACGCTCGGCTGTGCTTTCTTCCGGCATGAATTTATAAAACTCAAATCCGGTGCGCTTTAGTGCAAAGTTTAATTGATTGCTGCCGGTGCTTCCGCGCTGTGTAGCAGTTGCTTTTAATGTTTCGCCCGTGCTATCAATAAAGTTATTAACATTTTCTGTTAAAACGTCTTTAGCTTGCCATGCTAATGAAATATTTCCTGCTGCTTTAGCAGCTTGTACACCCTTTAAAGCACGTGCAGCCGGAATTAATGTTGTAGCAGCACTTACACCTATTTTTATACCGTCTATAGCCATGCCTATACCGGCATTAGCATAAGCAGAGCTGTTCCATGCGCATTTTACTGTTGCATTATAAGCTAACGAATATTTTTTGTTTTCATTTATGCCCATATATGCCGGAGTATACAGCAAACTATAATCGCTGGACAAAAGACTTTGTACTGTGCCGGTCAAGCTATCGCCTAAGCAAAACTCCGGTCGGTAAATCATAACTTCGCCGGAAGAATTGCTTACGGCTTCTATATAACTAAAGGGATAACTTGCCAGTTTTTTATTTCGTATAGTGTGACTACCAATGGCTGTTGGCTTGGTTGTAATTTGTGTCTGTGCTGTCTTTTTGGGGACATTTAACCCCGCTTGTGGCGGTAATGGTGTCATAAACACGTCACAAATGGCATTTGCTTGGTCTAAGGCTGCTAAACTTGAGATAAAACTATTCGCTGAGCTTGCTCCCGCTGTAGTTGCCGGAAAAGACATATATACTGCGCCGGAATAAATACCGCTATACATGGCCCCACTCCCTAATAATCCTGTGATAACACTGTTAGGTACTACAGCGATTACAATGCTTGCTGTTCCGTCCTTATCTAAATTGAAACTGTCTTGTTCATAAATTTTATATTCATTAACGGCTATCGGCTCGGGCACTAAATTAGTAAAATAGTCATCCTCGGCTGCACTTGCATGTTCGCGGATGACAAATGACGGTTTAATGGTTATGTCAAACATAAATGTTTGAAAATAATCTATTTGATAGATAATTTCAGTATTGTTTGGATTAATATAATTTACCCTTTCAATAAACGCATAAAACCATTTACTGCCATAATTTGAATTTTGAAACATGATATAGTTGCAATCGTATAAGTCATCAGCTACGCGGGGCACTCGGCACGATAACGCAATTCTCGGACTTGCTACGGAGTTATTAACACGTTGATAAGACATATTTGAAAAGGTGTACTTTGCTTTCCCGGAAAAAAATCCGCTTTGCTCACCGGCACTTTCAAACCAACGCACATCTGTGTACGTATTATCACACGGCACATTTTTTAAAACCTTGACAATTGTATTAGGCACATATTCAGCCATATCCTCACCCCTTTAATATAAAGAGGGCTAAAGCCCTCTTTATTAAGCCTTTGCGTTAATCGTTGCTGTACCATAAACGGCTGTATCTGCTACGGCTGCTGCGGTAACGGTTAGTGTTACGTCATTGGCAATATCGCCCAAAGTTACTAAACCGCTTGCGCTGATTTCAGCTAACGGAGTGCCGGTAATACTCCACACAACACCTAACGGCGCTGCCGTATTTAAAATAACCTCGGCGGTCATCTGTTTAGTTGTGTTTTTAGTCATAGTAGAAGTTTTTGGCGATACATTAACCTCTCGAACCGGCGATAAGCTGTCGCTAATCGTAACAATGGCAGTATCTGTTTTAGTCGGGTCATATTTGCTACGCGCCGTCACGGTTAAGGTAGAGTTTAGCTCGTCCGGTGGCACAAGTAATTTACCTGTCCAGTCGATTTGTGCTTTAGTAGGCTGCACACCGCTAACACTCCAATTAACTTCTTTTGGAATATAACCCGCGCCGGTAACTGCTGCGGTAAACTGCTGTACGCCACCTAAAGGCACGTTTACATTTTTCGGAGTAATGGTTACATTTGCAACACTTTCAGCCGTGGTTGTAAACAAAATAGCATTGTTAAACGGACTTGTAGAGAATGTTTTCCATACATGGTAAAAATAATTCCAATATAATCCCTCGCCATTGTAGTTTTCGGTAAAGGTAATTAAGTTATCAAATACCATAAACCATTCTTCATCCACTAAACAAGCAACGCAACCGGTCAATGTGCCAAAATTATCAATTAAAACTCGCTGCCCCATAAATTCAGCTTTAGACATATTAAAGGCACTCGCTAAAACTTCAACATCAATTAAAGCGTCAAATGCTGCGTCAATAATCAAAATCTGATTAGGCTTTTTAGTGTAGGTCATAACGCCCATAGGATTATAAGTGTTAGACATAAATTCAAGTTGATTAGATATTGATTTGATTTTCGATACAATAGTTTTAGCATTTTCGGCTGTCGGTTCAGGCACTTGGACCGGATACATTTTACCGGCGTTAGCAGCGTCTACAATTAATTGCTTCATGATAATAAACTCGTCAAATTCGCTGCCAGCATACAAGCTGTCAACAATGCGTGCGATTAAATCGTCAATACCGTCATAGCTTAAAAATGCCTGTCTTAGCTGCTCATTAGAAATAGTCGTTTTGTAAAAATTTTGGTAATTCATCTTATGAAATACTGCGGAGACATCCGGAATTTCACGCTTAAATACAGTTTTTTCGGATAAAATCGGGTCAAATTCATGCGCTCTTGCGATGTTTACAAATACTTCCTCGATTGCTTCGCCATTTTCCATTAAACCTTTTTTAAATCGGCGTAAAGGATTTTCATAAGATTTGTTAGTAATTAAAACTCTTGCAATGCGGTTAACTAACTGGTTTAAAAATTCATTTTGCGTTGGCTGGTATTGCATAATTGCGTTGCCAACCTCTCGAATATTTTCTTGTGTAGCAATCGGCACTCTGTCTTGGTATGTTGCGCTGCTGCCGTTGCGGATAGCGTTTAAAATATCAACGCCATTGTGTGTTAAATTGCTTGGTTTCGGTACTCTTGGCATTAAAATCACTCACCTTTCTTTTCTTCAAATAAATCGTCAAAAGTAATATTCATGGCTTTTTCATCATCAGAAACATCTTCTTTTTGCTGCTCGATAATTTCGCCTTTACTGAAAAACCTATCGCGGTACGCTTTTTTCAATTCGCTATAATCCTCGCTCCAACGTTTTCCGCTTTCTTTGTTAATTACATCATCATCTGTATAAATCGGCGGAGCTTCATATGCGTCTTGCATTTCCTTTAATACAGTCATAACGCTCTCATTATCCCCGCTAATTTCAGATACTTTTGTTAAATACTCCTTAAATTGTTCATCTGTTAGCATTTATTTCACCTCGATTTTTAATTTTTGCCCCACACGCAAGGTAGAAGTGCTTTTTATCCCGTTATACCTTGCAATCTGTGGATATTTTAGCCCACTGCCATAAAAACGTTTTGCCAAACTCCAAAGACTATCGCCCGCTTTTACAGTGTAAATAAAATACTTGTCTGTTGACTGTATAGCTTTAGCAGGATATTCAATATAGGGGCATTCAAGCCAATGTGTCCAACCTCTGCCCTTTAAATTGGTTTCAACAACCCCGTCGCCATATTTGCTTTGCGTACACTCAATAACTTTACCGTTTCCAATATAAACGCCAACATGTCCTGACCTGTAAACGACTAAACCCGGCATTTCCGGCATTGATTTAATTTTACCTTTTTTAGTGGCTAAGTTATATAAACCGCCTGTATTAATATCTTTTTTGTTGTCATAGTAAGGACTATTAATTCCGCCAAACCAATAACTTTTAATTAAACCGATACAATCGCAACCATAACCTAAACCAATTAGCGACGACAAATAACGCTTTCTACTTGGAGTGTAATGTTTCGGATATTGATTAGATTTAATTTTAATTAAATTGGCTGTGATAGGCTGCATTAGCCCACCCCACATATAAGCCGTTTTTGTTTTAGCCATAGTTTGGACATACTTAACTAATCCAGCATTTGTTAATTTTCCAGACATAACTTCACCCCATCTTGTCTAATAAACGCTGCAACGTGTTAGTATTGTTATCAACACTTTTCGTCACCTGTGCTAATACCTCTTCGCTGTGTGCCTGCTGTTCGGCTCTTTCTTCTTTTTGCACTTTAGTTAGCCACACAACATAAATAGCTAACGCAATACAAACAGCAATCGGAAAACCAACAGTGCTAATTAGCTGTGTAAAAGTTTGGACATCCATAGACTCACCCCCTAATTCATTATAGCACACACTAAAAAATATGTCAACCTTTTATTATAACATATTTTAAATAAAATGTCAAACAGTTAATTTGAATAATTCAATCATTGTGTTTTTAATATTCATACTTTCAAAAAAGACTTCGCCATTTTTGTAGTATCGGAGTAACACTTGAAAAAGACTTCTCCGACTACCTTTAAGTAAAGCAAAATTGGGCTTATGGTCTGCTAACGTCATACTATAGCGTTCCTTACAATTAGGGTCAACATCGTATGAAATAAACATTAAGGACTGCTTACTGTCAAACCACACGCCAAAATCAGTTTCACGGTATCGCATAACGAACAAAACCCTGCTTTTAGGCGTTTTCTTAGCAATAAAATCATTATTATCTCTAAGAAAAGAATTATCAATTGCATAATCAGCATACTGCGTTCCCTCTATAATTTTACCAAAGCGCGTTTCTTTTGCCTTTTGAGCGTATTCATCAGCAATAACCATTTCTATTAATATATCATTTTTTGCTGAAATATTTTTGCCGTATGGTAATGTTAAACCAAAATACATAAAATAAGGGTTAGTGACCGAAAGAGCGTTTGACAAAAAATATACTCTAACATCGCGTGTTCTTGCTATAGTGCTATACAATTCTAAAAAATTTGTTACCTCGTCCGGTATATAATGCTGATAGCCTTTGTCCAAAATAAATTCATCAAATATAATCAGTGTAACATTCGGGAATGGATTTGATTTTAGTTTCTTAGCCGTGGTTAATGCAATTCCATAACCTGCCACTTCATCGTCAATTTTAAATTCTTTACTTTTTACCTTAAATTCATGCTCACTATATTTATCTTTTATATCATCAAAAAACTTAGGCAGAACCGGCTTTAATTCATCTTCAAAACGTCGGACATATACAAATTGTTCACCTTTCCGCAAAAAATTGCGAATAGCAAAATCTTTTGCGCCATACGACTTACCAACACCACGTGCGCCTACGATAAAATTAAATAGACAATTATAACTTAGTGATTTTCCTATATCCCAATACATCACTCATCAACCCTATAATCTCGTATTTTATCAACAACTGCTAAAACTTGGATTAATTCAATCAACGCTCGTTGTAATGTTTTCACTAAATCATCAAAACGCTCAATATCAATTAGATATTCGGCACCGGCACTTTTTTGATAAGCGATATAAGTAACCAGCCAATCACTAAATATTTTTTGAGCTTGATTTGCTTCTACTAAAAATTCACATAATTCTTCACTTAAAGCATTTTCACATTCTAACCCATTCTTAAAATATCCATGTTGTTTTATAGCGTTTTCTTTTTCTGTTTTTATCGCTATTGTTAAATAATCTAAAATCTCGTCACTATACATTTTATCACACCTTAATTTTAAAATTAATTACACCATAATTGTTTATTTGCAAATTCCTTGTTCTGCGATAATCAGCTAATTTTGCTCTATTCTCGGCAGTTTCTTCCTCAAATTGCGGACAGCTTCTTATACTGTATGATACATCTATTCTGGTATTGCGCTTTACACCCATATATGAACCATACCATGTATATTGCATTTGCACAAATTCAGCGCCTTTAGGCATTTTTCCCTCCCTAAACCACGAACAACCTAAAGGCGTTGCGTTCGCTTTAATACACTTCCAACATAAACTTTGGCTTGTTTTACTGTTATTTATCATTATTTTCCCTCCAATTAAAAAGTGGTTTATATTTGTTTGCAAATTCTGCGCTACCAGAAGTAACTTTAAGCGGATTTTTTCACCGTCAGCACCTTAAAGAAACACTTGCAATTAAACAAAATATAACCACTAAAATTAGTATAACATATATATGTATAATTGTCAAGCTCTTAATGTGTGTGGACTTTCTTTTAAAATAATGCCACCGCTTACTCGTGTTGATTTTAATTTACCGGGATAACTCGCGTTAGGGTGAAAATTTTCCCATGTAACAAAACTATAGCACCCTTTAGGCATACCAGCGCAAGTTATTTTTAGCTCTTTTCCGTCATCCTCAATATAGCTTTTACTGCGCAAAAATCTTGCTCGCACAAAGCTACTTTCATGTTTCCACGCGCCTAATTTAGTATCATGTATTTCTAAACAATCAGGCAATTCAGTGCCGACTAAGTGTAAACTATCGGTATCGGCATAAATAAACCTATCATATAATTTTTGTGCAGAGGTAATAGTTTTATATCTTGCCCACGCTGTGACAAACGTGCCTACCGGAATATACACCGGCTCTCGTGACTCTTCATCACCTATAACATAGTGTACCATATCATCAGCACCCAGCTTTGGGTATTTCTGTGCCGTTTTTGGATTAGTAGCAAATTTGCCATACAAATTATTTAGCATTAACTTAGCTATCGTTCTTTTTACTTTATCGCCGTCAACAGTAGCAGCAGCTTTAATTGCATTCCATTTATTGATATATGGCTTAAATAAATTTGTGCTGCTTTTAAACTTCCAGCCAGATAGATAATCTATTTCGTACACGTTATATTGCTGGAAAAATAAGTCTAAATCGACATTAGTTAATGTCAATAAAATTTTCTCACCGTTTGAGCTTTCCACGTATTCTGTCGGCTGAAAACCCAAAGTATTTTTTAATTGTATTGTTGGGATATGGTTAGGCTTTAAGGCAAAATTAACCATAATTTGACAAACATATAAATCATAATTAACATCCGGTTGATATTTCCCTTTGAAATAAATTCCTGTGCCGTATGGCATTTTAGATTCAAACATAACAGACGGATATAGACTATTTACGTCTAATACAATTCCTGCGCCTACATCTACATCTTTAAACTTTGGGTTTAGATAGGTAAAACCCCCTCGATAACTGCGCCTTATGTCTTGGTCATAATCCGGAATAGGAAAATTCCTCTCAAATTTCTTTATGCCAACAACATCTTTATACTCATTTAATGCGCAACTGCCTATTGTCATTTTAGTTAGATTCATTATAAACATTTCATTTAGGGCTAAAGCCATAATTTTAACATCATTTTTTATATATTCCTGCTCTTCTAATGTTAAAATATGACCTATTTCACGATTAGCATTATAATCTATTTCCAATTTTGAAATAGGTAAATCAAACGATTTTGCAATAGCTTCTACACTAAACGGCAACAATTTAAAACTATCTACAAATGTTATGCAACACGTTTGTTTAGGTTTTCTATAAACATAGGAAAAATAAACTTTAATTTGATAAAAAACGCCCCTATCTGTAATTAGCGTTTCAAAAGTTTTATACCCCCTATCTTCTTTATCCTTAATATGCTTAAAGCCATTTTTTAGCAAATAATAAATAATAAACTCACCGTCAAATTTTAAATTATGAAAATAATAAGTGTTAGAGCCTTGTGATTGTAAAAAATTGAAAAAACTTTCTATGCTATTCCCTAAACTAATATTATCCGGCTTGTTTATATCACAAACTGCCCAAGCCCACACCCTGCAATCTTTTTCATCCGTTGTCGTTTCAAAATCGGCTGTAAACATCAAATCAGCCCTTTTTCTTCTAACATTCTATCTCTTTCTTCCGGCAATAAACGCCACCATGCAAACTCGTCAGTATCTTCAAAATCTATGCCCTCTTGCTGCATATATTCTGGATGTTTGTCCATTATTTCATCTATTATAGTATCTTCAATTATTTCTCGTTCCTGCTCGGAATAAATATAATCAAAACTCAAATATGGAGATTCATAATAAAAATCTATTAATTGCTCTGCTGTTAGCTTAGATAATGCAAATAATAGAGCGCTTCCACCACCATAGACACGGCTTACAGCGGTTAGTATATTCTCTCTATATAACTTTTGCTGTGCGTTTCTATAATCAGTCTTTTGCTGCCTATATAATCTCATTTCTAAATCACGCCAACCGCGCTCACTCAATTTTTTAGGGCTTCTTTCCGGTAACAAATCAGCTTCACGCTCACTAATAAAACGATTACCCTCCATAGCTTTTTCACCGGTAAACTGTTTTTCTTTACGGCGCTTAGCCTTTTCACGGTTTATAGTTTGCCGATAAATTGTAATTTCTCGAAAAGAATAATTAGTAACAAATCCGCCTGTATCTGCTTCTCGAATTTGCTCTGCGCCTTTTTTGCTATAGCGCCGCAAACGTGCAATTTCTTTTTTAAATTCAGAACGTGGCAGATTTTTTAATTGCTGTTTTAACTCTTTAAAATTCGCTCTTTCAGGCTGATATTTTGCTAATTCCGGATGCCTTTTATTTACCCCGCTAATTTTAGCATTAAAATTTTTTACTGTTCTCCGGAGCAAATCCTCGTCACTTCTACGCCACTTAATTTTATTGGATTTTCCCATGATATCACCTCAAATTCGTTAGTCAGAGCGTTGTAAATAGCCACTTGACTATTAGGATAATTCTTTCTAACATAGTAACGTATATCGCTTAACATTGTTGTAAATTCTAAAATCACCGGAATTTCAGGTTCTATTTTCTGTTTATAATAATCTTTATTATATCTTACATATTTTGCAAAGGCATTAAAAGCTTTTTTAGAGTTAAATAAAAAACGCAATTCAATAACGCTATCTTTCATATAATACTCGCGATAAAACCAAAACATTTTCGCACCCCTCAATAATTTATCTATTTTTTCGCCAAGCCCATAAACAAAACGACAACCAACAAATAGCAATTGTTGTACCTGCAACCAAACCGATTAATTTTAATAGAAAATAAATATTTATAATCATTTCTTCACCCCCTTTACAACAACATATGCTAACGCTATACACAAACAACCCATTCCAAAAAAGAGAAAACCTTTGCCAAACAAAACCATACGGGACAAAAATAAACCTGTTAATTGCATTATATTCACCCTTTCAAGAAAAGCCGGGATAAACCCGGCTTAACAGTATAAAATAGTAATGTTGAAATGTGCAACTATTTACTTACACTTAAAGTAAGCATTTTATTCGTACCCTTAGTGACCTGTACCACTTTTAAAGGCAGCGGGGTTTCCCATGTGGGGTTGCCAAAAACTTGCATGAGTTTCTTAACTGCGCTAAATATACCTAAAGATACACATGCATAGCCCTCGCCATTTTCGTCAATCAAAACAATTCTTGGAGCTTGATTAACCTCGCCTGTTTCCTTGTTGGTGCAATCAACAATCTCACAAAAAACATCCTTTACTAAAATAGTTTCGTTGATATGGTCAGCCAAGCGATGTTCGGGATTGTTCATCGCGTTAAACAAAATCATCTGTTCATCTGCGGTTTCTGCGTTTAAACTGCAATAGCTTAACTTCTGTTCGTTCAATTCGGCAATCATCTGTTCTTCTTTACTCTGATTTGCAATAACAATTTGATTTTCCATTTTCTTATTTCCCCTTTAATTTGTATTTTGTAGATTAGCGCGCTTCCTTTCTACATTTATTATTGTACCACATATGATACATAAATGCAAGCACTAATTTAGCTAAAATATAAAGTTTTTATTTTCTGAAAATAGATCGGA